AATGAGCATAACCATGGCGTGAAGATCATTTCTGACAGCAGGCTGACGGTTGACTATCCAGGCGTTTACGTTTTTGAAGTCAATTTCCAGCTTTCAAATAACGACACGCAGATTCATGACGCGCATTTTTGGTTGAGGAAAAACAATGCAGGATCCTCAGGTGATTTGCCTTTGACGACAAACACAGCCAGTGTTATTGAAAAGCATGGCGGCGTGCCAGGTGCTAATAATTTGCTGATTGACCATACGCTCAAGCTTGCAGGTGACGACTACATCCAAATCATGTGGGCCCCATCAGATGCGAATATCTCACTGAAGTCAGGCGCTGCAATTTCTAGCCCATACGATCGACCGACACGGCCTAGCGTTGTTTGCAACGTATTTCAGGTTGCGAGTGCTTAATCATGGCTGATACACGCCGAGAGCTGATCCTTGCTCGCATGAAGACCAACCTTGACTCTGCTACTGGCGCGACTGTGTATCGCAGCCGAGTAGAGCCCTTAGCTCGTGGTGAGGTCCCAGCAATCATCATTGAGCCAGTCAACGATCAACCTGTTGACACCAACTTTTTTGACAAGCTTGATCACACGATGCGAGTCCGCATCACCACCTTGGTCAGAGCAGCCTTGCCAGACGACGAATCTGACACCTACACCCAGCAAGTGCATTCTTTGCTGATGGCAGATCAAACAGTCAACGGATATGCGCTTGATTTAACTCCTGATCGCACTGAGTTCAGCCTGTATGAGGCTGATGTGCCGTTAGGCGTAATCAGCCAAGATTTTTTGGTCCGCTACCGTACGAGTAGAACTGATTTAACTTCTGCTTGAGTATGGCTAATATGAATTCGCAGGTCCCTAATCCTGGTGCAGGCGGCAGCTATCTGTTTGATCCTGAAACAGGGGAAACTACACTGATTTCAGCACCCACCGCCCCCAAAGAAAATGGCACTGACTCGCAAAAAGTTCCTTCTGGCGAAGATCGAAGCGACGGAGGGGACGGACCCAAGTCCCGTAGGCGGAAGTAACGCGATTCAGATCAGCAGCCTTGAGCTGACTCCTATGGAGTCTGACAACGTTCAAGCTGCAGCCTTCCAAGGATTTTTGGGCAACAGCACTCGCGGCACGCTGACTGCTAACAAGCGGGTGAGCGTTAGCTTTGATGTTGAACTCGGTGGTAGTGGTGCTGCTGGAACTGCCCCTGCTTATGGGCCTCTGCTTAAAGCTTGTGGCCTGAGTGAGACGATTGTTGCTTCTACGAGTGCAACTTATGCACCTGTTAGCAGCAGCTTTGACTCAGTCACTCTGTACTGCTTCTATGACGGGACTCGTCATGTAATTACTGGTGCTCGCGGCACCATGACGATCAACCTTTCTGCTGGACAGCTCGCCACGATGAGCTTCCAGTTCACTGGCATCTACAACAACCCTGATAGCACTGCATTGAGCGGCACCTTTACTGTTGCCAACCAAGCTGCAGCCTTGGAAGTCAACGACACCAACGTCACTACTGCAACGTTCTTCGGTGAGACCAGCCAGCGTATTGAGTCTCTGGACTTTGCCCTGAACAACAGCTTGATCTACAAGGAGACTGCTTCTTCTCAGCAAGCACTGATTGTTGATCGTGCTCCTGGCGGCACCGCTGTGATTGAAGCTCCTGCTCGTAGCACCACTGACTACTTTGAGGATGCACGCGGCAACAGCACCGCAAGCAGCAGCATTGTTCTTGGCGGCACTGCTGGCAACATCACAACGCTGACGATGGCGCAGACTGATGTGACTGGCATCAGCTACGGCGACACCAACGGTGTAATCAGCCTGACGATGCCTTACTTGGCACTTCCTACAACTGCAGGTAATAATTCCTTCAGTCTGGCTTTCACCTAATTCATGGGTTTTAAGTACACCAAGGTCACTTCTTATAAGTGGCCTGTCACGGTAGAACTACCCGACAACGGTCAGTACAAGAAAGAAACGTTCACGGCCATCTTCAAAAAGGTTGGCCGTAAATCGTTTGATGATCTTGATGATGCAGCTACAGAAAGCTTGATCTTTGATGTCTTGCTCGGCTGGGAGGACATCACTGATGAAGACGGTGACCCAATCCCGTTTTCTGAAGACTTCAAGACTGAGCTGCTTGACGACACCTACTTCTTGCGTGGGGTGATGGCTGGTTATTTAGACAGCCTTCAAGGCGCACCAGCAAAAAACTAGAGGCCGCAGCCCGTTATTGGGCGCAAGGCGGCGTTATAGACGAACGGGAGGCTGATCTGAAGGCATTAGGCATGTCTGACGATCAGCTTGCTGCAGTAAAGCTGGAATCTGTCGACAAAGACTGTGAGGTCTGGGAAGAGAACTGGGCCACAGTTCAGATGTTTTTGCGCATCCAGACGCAATGGCGTGTGAGCATGAGTGGCCCTGTTGGACTTGACTATGCATCGCTGAATTGGCTTTGTACACTGTATCCAGTGGAGGATCAGCAGCTTCTTTTTGAAGGCTTGCAGATCATGGAGTTCACCGCTCTCAACTGCTTTAGCAAGAAGAACTGATGGCTGCTGTCACTACCGAGCTGAAGGTTCTTGTCAAAGCCGTAGGCAAGGGTGAAGTCGACAAGCTGTCGAAATCGCTGAATGACCTTGGCTCAAAGGCTGCAGCACCTGCCAATCGACAGTTCCGCGAGCTGTCACTTGAGCTGAAAAAGATTCAGCGCAATAGCACGCAAAGCATTGCAAATCTGCGTGGCTACAGAAATGCATGGCGTGATATTTCTGAGCAGGTCAAGATTGGCAGCCGTGAATTCAAGGTTGCAACTGAGAACGCAAAACGTCTTGACGCACAACTGCAGAAAGCGCAAGGCCGCCAAGGGTCGACGCTTGGACAACGACTAAGGCGAGGAGCGCAGACCGCTGGTGCAGTGGCTGCAGCAGGCGTCTTTGGCGGTCCTGAAGGTGCTATTGGCGCTCTGATTGGCTCTGCTGGTGGCCCTGCAGGCGCTGTTGTTGGTGGTGCTATTGGCGCACAAGTTGGCGGCGTTAGGCAGGCCCTAGGAGGTACTGCAGAGTATGCAGCTTCCTTGGCAAAGCTTCGTATCGCGCTAAAGGGTGTTACTACAAGTCAGCAAGATTATGAAAATGCGCTGCAGTTCATTACCGATAGCACTCGTCGGTTTGCTATCCCGCAGGAAATTATTACTCGTCAGTTCACAAAGTTGCAGGCATCAGTGCAAGGTGCAGGCGGCAACCTTGAAGACACTAAGACGGCTTTTAACGGCATCGTTGCTGCAACTAGGGCGACTGGCGGATCACTGCAAGATATTGATTCTGCGTTGACTGCAACTGCTCAAGTCTTTAGTAAGGGCAAGGTAAGTGCTGAAGAACTGCGTCAACAGATTGGTGAGCGTTTGCCTGGTGCATTCACGTTGTTTGCATCATCTATGGGCAAGACGCCTCAAGAACTAGACAAGGCTCTAGAGAAGGGTGAAGTAAGCCTGCTTGATTTCCAAAGGTTCGCAGAAAGTATTTTCAAAAAATACGGAGAAACGGCAAAAGTGATTGCTAGCAGTCCTGAGGCAGCTGGTGATCGCTTAGCTGTTGCCCTTTCTGAAATGAATGAGGCAGTTGGACGGATTTTGCGTCCGATTGGTGCTGCATTCCAAGAGGTTTTTACAGGCATTGTTGAGACCATTACTGCTGCAGCGACAGCTCTAGACAACTTTTTGGGTATTAGCGAAGGAGCAAGAATTGAAAGATTAACTGCTCAGCAAACCGCGTTGAATTTAAAACTGGGTGGCTTGCAGCAGGACTTGAGGCGTGCTCAACAAGAAACACCAGAAGCATCGCTTTTGGGCGGGCAAGGAGCTTTTGGTCAAGGCCCTGGAGCCGTAGACCCTAGGCAAGGAGGGGTGGCATCAATATTATCGGCAATTGCTGAGGCAGAAGCAGAAAGAAATAAAGTCAGTCAACAGCTCGCTAGCGCACAGGCATTGGTAAGCATTAGGGAGAATATTAAACAGGCACGTCCAGGAGACGGCTTTAAGCCAATAATCCCAGATTTGAGTGGAGGTACTGATGGTGGTCGGACGCCAATAGATACAAGTAAAAGAATGGTTGACTTGCAGGGTCGATTAGGTGAGGCTTTGCAAAATCAAAATGCAGAGCTTGTAGCTCAAACACAATATTTGATCAGAAATGAGGGTATAGCTCTTAAGTTTGAAGAGGGTAAAATCACAGCACTTAAGCGCGATGAATTGCTTCAAATAAGCCGAAATAAGCTAATTAAAGAGGGAAACAGGCTTAGACAACAGGCGAAAAATGGTGAGGTCGAAGTAAATAAGGAGCTTACAAAAAGCCAGCAGCTTCTGAACAGCATCAAGGACACTGTGGCTCAAGGCTTGACCAACGCAATCATGGGTCTTGTTGATGGCACCAAGTCTCTTAGTGAATCACTGTCTGGGATACTGAGGCAGCTTGGCTCAATGTTCCTCAATGCAGGATTCAAGAGCCTGTTTAACTTTGCTGATGGCGGTGTTTTTCAGCAAGGCAAGGTCACACCCTTCGCTTACGGCGGTGTTGTAAACAAGCCAACTTTGTTCCCTATGGCTAATGGTGCTGGTCTTATGGGTGAGGCCGGACCAGAAGCGATCATGCCATTGCGTCGCGATCGCTCAGGTCGTCTTGGTGTTGAGGCAGTCAGCGGTGGTGTTGGTAACGTGGTCGTGAACGTTGATGCATCTGGCTCATCTGTAGAGGGTGATGCACAGGGTGCAAATCAACTCGGCAAAGCTATTGGCATTGCTGTACAAGCTGAACTTGTCAAGCAAAAACGTCCTGGAGGCTTGCTGGCGTAATGGCTATTTTCAATGACGCGACTGTAGGTACAAGCACGGGCGGCACAACGCCTGACTTTGGGGCAGTGCGTAAATCACAGCCTGCCGTTCGTAAGGTCCAATTTGGTGATGGTTACGAGAAACGCTTGACGTACGGATTGAATCAAAATCCACGCGTTTGGGATCTTAAGTGGACTGCAAAAGACAGCACAGATGCTGATGCGATTGAGGCATTTTTTGACGCCAGAGCAGATGACAATGCAGCTTTTGATTGGAGTCCGCTTGACGACACAGACACTTATAAGTGGGTTGTAGAGAGATGGCAGCGAAATCATAATTACGCCAACGTCAATGAGATATCCGCTACCTTCCGCCAAGTCTTTGAACCGTAATGGCAATAGCAGCTTGGGCAGCTAGCACCGCATTTTCTGTCGGTGACATTCGTCGTTCTAGCAGCGATGAAGGCACCGGCCTGTTTTTTCGGTGCACAACTGCTGGTACATCAGCCAGTTCAGAACCTGCTTGGCCTAACTCTGCTGGCGACACCGTTACGGATGGAACGTGTGTCTGGACTGCAATCTCAGCAACATTTGGCGATCTTGTATCTTTCAACCCCAGCGCAATTATTGAGCTGTTTCAGCTAAGGCTGGATTCTGCGTTGCACGGCAGCAACGACATTTACTACTTCCACGCTGGCACCAACGAGTTTGGCGAGAGCAACATTGTTTTTGATTCAAAGACTTATTCCCGTGTTCCTATTAAAGCTGATGGCTTTGAATACACGAATACTGGCACGCTGCCCCGACCAACACTGACTGTCAGCAACCTCAGCAGCACTATCACAGCGTTGCTGTTGCTGGTCAATGCAACAACAGCTGGCAATGACCTTGGCGGAGCGGAGGTGAGGCGCATCCGCACGCTTGCCAAGTATCTAGACAGCGAAAACTTTGGTGAACCCAAAAATGCCATAACTCAAGGCGATGACTCTTTGGTCACACAAGGCGACGACAACCTTGAGTTCAATGACGTGGTGGTCAACGCAACAGCTGATCCAAACGCTCGTTTCCCTGATGAGCGGTGGTTTATCGATCGTAAATCCAGCGAGACACGGGACAGCGTTACGTTTGAGTTGGCAAGCAAGTTTGACTTAGCTGGTCAAAAAATTCCAAAACGTCAGATCATCGCCAACATCTGCCAGTGGCAGTATCGCAGCAGTGAGTGCAGCTACACCGGCACCGATTATTACGATGTGAACGGCAATGAGGTCAGCACTGAGGCGCAAGATGTTTGCGGCAAGCGGGTTGCCAGCTGCAAGCTTCGGTTTGGGGAAAATGCTGAACTGCCGTTTGGATCTTTCCCTGGCGCTGGTCTCACTAAATGATGCATCTTTCTGATCAAATTAAATCAGAAATTTTGCAACATGCTGTGCATGATTCTCCAATTGAATGCTGCGGCCTAGTCGCTGTAGTCAAAGGAAGGATGCAATACTTTTGGTGTGAAAATATTGCAGAAACCCCAGACGAGCATTTTATTTTGAGTGGATGGAACGAAGTCGAAGATCAAGGCGAGGTCGTTGCGATTGTTCACAGTCACCCAACGACAAATCCTGAGCCGTCTATAGCCGACAAAGTTGCTTGTGAAAAATCTGAATTGCCATGGATTATCGTGAACCCAAATACAAGAGAATGGGGCTATTGCGAGCCATCGGGGTTCAAGCTCCCGTATGTGGGACGTGAGTTTGTGTTTGGTGTGGTGGACTGCTACACGCTTGTTCGTGACTGGTACGCAAGGGAATATGGCATTCAACTGCGTGATTAT